GTGAGTTTAACTTCTCTGTAGTTAGGTTCATTGATGAAAAACTTTCTTAAGTCTTTCCCCACTAAAATATAATAGGGAATGCAATAGTCATTTATCTCAATAATAGCATAGACCGTTTCGCTGGGAATGGGGTTTTTGAGAATAAAGATTATCTTAGACGGGCTTTGTTTTGTCTGATTGACATAGATAGTCTTAACCCTTTCCCATTTTGCAAAGTCTTTGAAAAGGTCATCTGCTCTGGTAATTCTAATAGCTACCAGCACGATTACCGCAGACAGGATTATAATTCCTATCCAACCCCAGATTTGTCTTGCCATTTTGCACCTCCTTAGGGGTTTACAATGTCTGTTTTAGGGGTTTACAATGTTTTTACTGGCTTCTGGCTACCCCTGTTGATTGAAGTTTGGTTAAGATGTGAATACCTTTCCACTGACCTTTAGCGATTGATTTCGCTGTGCTGACTAATTCTTGGATTACTTTCAGCGAGGTGAAACTGTGGTCGTCAAACTGACCAAGTCTACGAAACAGCTCTGCCTCTAAGAGATTTATCATCTCATAAAGCAACCTCCATTCCTCCTCTGCATTTTCCACTACTGCGAGTGAAACGATATTTACTTTTTCCATATTAGACTCCTTTCAAGAAATTAACTAAAATTTCTAAGTAAAAACTTTTTTGAAGTTTTGGTTTATAGGGTATATCCATCTCTAAGTCATCGTGACATTCACGACAGAGCCAAAAAATAGGACTGTTCCTGAAAAACCTTTTAGGATAGATAAGTCAGTGGTGTTTGGTAAGAGTTTTCATCTCCAAACACTTGGGACATAAACTATATTTACCAGACACATAGACCACCCCCTTTCGTATTTAATTATATTATTAAAGAACAACCGACGAGCAGATAAAGAATTGAACTCTATTATTACCATACTGCTCAAAATAAGGGGGGGTGCAGTTTGCCCTCCCCCTTGGGTTTACTAAATAGATTTGAAGAGTTTTTTTATCTTCTTTTGACACTTGGGACAAACCAAGAATTTCATTTTACCTACTTGGATTACCAGCAAAGTGTCTGCCTCTTTTTTACAAACTTCGCAGTTAAACATCTTATCCCTCCTTTTTTAAGATAATTTCTTCACCACACTTACAGCGAATGGTTATCTTTGGAACTTTATTACAAAGTTTAAGGTTTCTTTTCCTGTAAAAGTAGTAAAGGGTTATTGAAATTGAAGTAAAAACAATTCCGATGGCATTTGAACAGAAATACAAAGTATCGCTGATGTGAATACTATAAACTAAATAGCAACACAGTCCTATTAGGACAAACCACCAGAAGCCAATGGATACTCCTTCAGTTTTTTTACCCCTAATAAACTTAACTATCTGGAATAAGGAGCTTCCCTGAAGGAGTATCGCACCGAATATACCAATGTTGAGAAACAACCATTCCATATTACCTCCTACTCATAAAAAGGAACGAATTGACTTGAAACTCTTTCCACACCTTTGGATTTCTGCCGATACATATTGACATCAATTATCCAATAGCCAACGTGGGCAGGTGTTCCAAGTTTTTTCATAAATGGGGTCTGGTCGCACAAGCACCCAGCATCAAAGCAATGGATATTCCGATAAAACAAGTAAATTGATTTATGGAAATGTCCCTGCAAGAGCATATGGGGTTTCTGACCACCACTGATTGCTTCCACATACTTTTGGATTTTGTAGGAAAGGGCGTATGCCGTTCCACCGCCAGGATGTCGGAGTCTGACTTTCAGTCCATTATCAAGGATAATGTCTTGCTCGTCATAACCAATAAACTTATAGTGGCGACTTCGCTTTTCCAGTTCCTCGCCGATGTTAAGACCCATATTTCCCTTTGACTTGAACCATCCACCGTAAGAGTTTTGGGCTTCTATTGAGTAAACAGTTTTTCTAAACCGTTTGAACTCACTTGTAAAAAAACCAAGCTGTGCAGAAGCACCGAGATAGTCAAGTTCGTAAATATGACCATCTCTCCCTGACATACCCTCAACGGTACCGCCAGAATTAAACCAAAACTCTATCCCTTGCCGTTTCCCGTCTTTAATCATTTTTCTCAACACATCTGGTCGGTAGCAGGAATGCCCTAAATGGCAATCCGAGAAAGCACCAAACCGAATGTGTCTATCGGGAAAATCAATCTTTTGGGGTGTATATTTTTTGGAATTTACCCCAACAAGACCTTTGAGAACAAACCCGATTTCTTTTGAAGATAACTTCCTTTTACGAAGCTCTTTCAAAAGACCCAATTCTGCCTTCGTCATCTTTTTCGCTTCCATTAGAACCTCCTTTCAAATCTATTAGAATGTTAAAGAACATTGTGCTTATAAAAGCTCGGTTCTTAATTATAAATAAGGTTTTGTGGTGCTTTCACCCACTATGCCGATTATCGCTTTTTATATCTATAATTAAGAACTAAACTTTCAAAAGAACTGTTTTGTTTATTTATTAAAATTATAATCTTCTATTTTTTGTTTATTCATGATCATTTACTTTATTAAATATTTCAATATGATTCGCCTCTAACCAATCAGGGGATTTTCTTTTAGCTAATCCAGCGATTTTTGCTTCCCTAATCGTAAGAAAAGGATATTTTCTTATATAGGTTCCTTTAAGGATATCATGATCCGGATATTCTTTAAGGAATTTTTCTTTTCTTTGTTGTTTGTTCATAATTAAATTTCTGTTAAACAATACCTTTCTTCTTGTGATACACCATTTCTATCAACCCATTCTTCTTCCTCATACTGCATTGACCATTTATCCTCGAACATATCAAACATCTTAGTGCGAGCTTCTTCTCTTGTTAAGGCCTCGATAAGAATGAAGCAACCCTCATATGTTTGTCCACTACCGAATGTAAAGTAAAATGTTTGCATGATTATATTAATTTACCATCTTTTTTAAGATCATTAATAAGGCCTTGAATATCATAAACGGAATATTTTGATGTGATATTTCCGGTAGCGATGTCGGTGTATTTACCCATTAGCACAGTGATTCCTTTGTCATCTTTTTCTATGTTGAACACAATTTTTATATCAGGGTTAGCATCAAGTATTTCGTCTTTTACATAATCTATATCATAGAGATGTTTTGTTAGGCCATCAGGATCATTTTCAGCCATGTCTTTGATTTTATTACGAGCTTCGATTTCTAATTCTTGCTTGTTTACTTTTTGGTTGGATCCTTTGTAGCCGTATCTATTTTTTTGCATTCTTTCGAATTGTTGAAGGAAACAGAACCTCATTGTTTCTGCAATTGTGCTCTGTTTATAGAATCTATTCATTTCTTCTAAATCATTGTATAATTCGTCTTTTAATGTAGTGTATATTTTTTTCATAGGTGCATAGAGTTGGTTAAATGGTTGTTAATTAATTCCTTACTAATAACAATACACCTTCGTTCTGGTTTTGTACAGCACCCCCTGTGGATAAGTATTATACAATTTATAGGCAGTAGTTGTCAAACAGGGCTTATATTTAGAGCCATATATTAAGACTCAAACACTGGTTAAAAAAAATCTATATAGTAATAATAAATAAAAAAAAAAATTATTATAAATATGTATATCTTTTTTTTTTTTTTTTTTTTTTTTTTTTTTTTTTTTATAAAATTGTTATTTATATTTTTTTGGGGAGGCCTGATTTGGTTTTGCTTTTTTTAGGAAAAAAATGGGCACCCTGCTCTGTTTGAGGTCGTGTAGGGGGTTTGTGGTTCGGTCGGTCGGATAGGGTGGTTTTGTCTGTTAGGGTGTAGTTTTGAACCTCAAGGGGCAACAAAAAAAGCACAGTGCTGGCTGGCTGTGCGATTTTTTGCTTTTTTAGAAGTTTTACAACTTCGTTTATTGCTTTTTATCTTTTTCTCTCATATCTATATATTCATTCTGATGATTTGTGAGATAGATATTATAATGATCTCCTCTTAAATTGCTTTTACAAGCAGTTATGTGGAGAGTAATAAGTGGCTCTCTATTTTTGTCTAATATCTTTGTTATAAGATATTCGTTTCCACCTTGTCCTTTTGTTGCTCTTTCAGAAGTAATGGTGCTATATATTTTCATATATTGTTTATTTAATTGTTAATGAGCCAGCATAATGCCCCTATTCTACCTACAAAAAACATTTTTTGCAGGTAGTAAGGAGGATTATTTAATTTCTTTAACTGATAATACACTTCTATCTCCTGAAGCGATGTTATCCATTTTTACATCATCTTCAAGCATTTGCTCTCCCTTTTTTCTTGCTTCTTCTTCATTCTCGGCTTTTATAAAATAATAACCTCCCTGCTCGTCCCACACTTCAACTTTATACTGTTTCATTTTCATAATTGTTTTAATAAATTGATAAACTTATTTGGCTTGTTTCCACAAGCAATATTTCCATCATCAACTGCTTCTAAATCTTCAATATAAATTACCAACTTACTTCCTTTTGTTCTGCTAATAAAATCTTCAAAGTCTATTTTAGTTTCTACCTCTAATCTTCTAATTTCTTTTAACATATTATTTAATTATATACTTCTTCCGAAGTGTATTGTTAATTGATAAATCTCTTTCTATTATTGTATTTGGCTTAAAATAACCACAGTGGATACACCTCCTCCCTCCTCGTCTTTCTGTATATAAATGACCTTTGCATTTTTTCATAATAGTTAAAAATCTAAATCCACAATATCAAAATCTTGACTTAGTGGTGTAAAATCTTTATGTTCTAATAATTCATCACTAATTGTATCTGTGGAATAGCAACTGATATTTGCTTGTTTATGTCTATGTATAAACATTTGTAATTGTTTATCATTTAATTTTGTTTCTACAAAAAATGTTCCACAATTATCATAAGGTTTATTTATATCAATTAAATTGATAAGTATTTTTCTTTTTACCATATATTTATTATTCTTAATTACTAATCTTATTTCTTGGTAAATAGAATGACTGACCAAACCATTACTATTATCCAAAAAATCGCTACCATATTACCGAACATTATAGGAATAGTCCTATTATATGTGCTGTTATTGTCCCGAAGTAAAAATTATCAATAGGGATCTGTCCCGAAAATATCCACAAGCAGAAGCAACCAAAATCTATCAATAATATAAATACAACTACTCCTATAACTATTACTCCAATTCCTTTTAGTATTTTCATAATTATTTATCTTTTAATCTAATAATTTTCTTTTATATGAGCCACTAATTCGTCTAATTCTCTACATATATCACTATTCAAGTCTAAGTTTATTATGTCTTTATACTCCTTATCCCCAAAATGTCTTTGTAAAAATGTATTTAACCACCATAAATGGTGTATTATTTGTCCGTCTTTGTTCATAATACTTTTATTCCATAATTTACATTTTTATAATTCTGCAAATTATATTTATTAACTAATAATTGTGTTGCTGTTATTCCTAAACAAAAGATCTTCTTTCCTTTATTTTCAAACCTTTTTTCAAAGTTCCATAAACTATCCCGAATATAAGTATCGCAATTTTTAACTGCCTTTTTATATTCCTTTTCTAAAAACATCAGCACTTCTTTCCACTCATCTTTTGACATTGATATTGTCCCCCGCATAACATAGGTATCAACATCATAGATATTACTGTTATTTTTATTTGTTAGTTTCATATTATTGTTAGTCAATTAAATAATCTGATAAATCTTCTTTGTTCCACTCTTTTGGTAGATATTCCCTTATATCTTCAATATCATAAAAACCACCGCAAGTATGCACAACTTCTCCGTCTTTATCGTATAGAATAAAATTATACATCTCTCCGTTTATCCATTTGTTGTAGTCTTCTAATTCTTCCTTTATAACCTGTTCAAAATCTTTCTTTTTAACTCCCAATTCTTTTTGTGTTTCTGCTGTTATAATGTAAAAGCCGTTGTTAGAATAATCAAAACCGTTCGAAGTTCCTAAACTGTAACTAATATTTCCGTGTTCATATTTACTAATCGGATATATTGCTATAACTTTTTCTTCGCTGTTATTCCATTCAAAATCATCTTTAATCATTTTAATATGTTCTGCTTGGCTCGTTGCTTCTTCCCCTGTATCTTTTATAAATTGCTCCAACTCTTCGTGCTTATCAGGGCTATTATAATTACTATCACAAGTTATAAAATATCCCAAATTACTCCACTCTCTCGGACTTTGTGCATCATCATCATATTCTATTTTTAGTCGTGGCTCTTTTGTTGTTGTTGTATATGTTTTCATATTATTCTTGAAAATTAAGTGCTAATTTCATTTTTTCAAACTCTTTCCCTTTATCTTCATTATCTCTATATTTTTTAATAACTTCATAAACTTTGTTAAAAGTTTCTTTATCAATTCCTATCTCGTCAAAGTGATTACAAAAGGTATCAAATGAAGTTATTTTGTGCTCCTTAAAATAGTGAAAAATATCTTGACCACTCCCAAAACCTAAGTATAAAGTTTCTCCATTCTCCTCTCTCTCTGCTTGGCTATCGTGTCTTTCTAACCAACCATTTTCCATATCGTCTTTGAACTTATCAAAATCAAAATAATTAGAGATGTTGTTAAACTCTTCTTGTGTTAGTCCCAACATATCTTGTGGCTCTTGTTCTCTTTCATATTCTCTTAACTCGTTCTCTGTTTGAGGTCGTAGTCCCATAAACGACCAACCACGAACATTATCTTTTAATTCAAGATAATACTCTTCCCCATATTTTCCGCTCTCTTTACCAATAAAAACTAAGTCTTTATTGTCTGTTGTTTTTTTAGTTATTTGCATAATATTATTAAATATCGTTAATTACTTCTAATAATTCCCCTGCTTTCTTTACCACTTCCATTTGAGCCGTGTCGTCATATTCTTTAACAAACTTTTCAAGCATTTTTACAAATGGTATCAAAAATTCTTCGCTATATACATCTGTTTTTAATATCTCTTCTATTCCTATTATTTTTAGTATTTTATTCATAATATTGTTATTACTTAATTTATAATTATATCCCAAACATATACATATAATCTTGTAGCAGGTTGCCGGCTTCGTCTTGTGGTATTCCGATATCTTCCATTACTGCAAGGGCTTGCTCTTCAAAGTCTTTGTCTAAAACTTCGTTGTCGTCTTCTAATTCTATTGTGTTGTTGTAGTCGTCCATATATTTGTTTAGTTATAACTGTTCTAACTCTTATGATAAGTATAGCAAATGTGTCGGTGTTGTCAAGCATATATTATCAATATGTGGATAACTATTTATAGTTATAAGGTGTCGTGCCTGTTAAATGTAGGTGTAATGTGTAGGGTTATATGGTGTCGCTTGTTAGGGGGGCAGTTTTAGGGCTTGATATATAAGGCAGGGCTTGACGGTTGGGGGGGGTAGGTTGGGGGCTAATGGGGTTGGGGGTATGCTGGGCGGTATAGTGGGGTGGGGGGAAATGATACTCAAACTATCACAATTCAAATCAACCACAACTCAGACCACCACCGCCACCACCACCACTCAGACTACCACTTATTTTTTTTTGGCTCGTCTATATCGTGGGGGCTTGATAATGTATAACATTATAAATTATGCAGGGTGGACGGCTTAGGGGGGCAACCCCTTTACCCCACCCCCACCCCTTTGGTATTTAAAAAAAGGGGTCCCACCTTTCCCCTAAGTAAACAAAAGAGATCTACAATTAACTAACAATCCAATCCTTACAAAAAGATAGGGGAGAAAAAAGATTTTTTTTATTTTTTTATTTTTTTTTATTTTTGCTATTATTAACAAACCAACTTGACACTATTTAGTGATTTCTGTTAAGTTGGTTTACAATATGGCTTTACTAAAGGTTATTATCTCTATAACAAACATAACGACATAACTATTTCCCCCCCAGAGTATATAGATATATATACTATGTAATCTTGTGAAGTGAAATGTACAGCCTAGCTCCGACCAATTCTTATGTTGTCTTGTTGCTTTCTTGGTAGGTAAAAATAGAAATGAACAACCTACTAAATACACCCTGTCACGTGGTTAAAACAAAGGATATTTTAATTAAGGTAGTTTCAGTTAAGTTCTTCTTGACAAACAAACCACCTTAATATACAATGGAGGTATTACTAGATTAACCACTATTTTAACAATTCTATGAATTATAATGATGACTATTTTCACGGTTGTGGAGAAGAAAAGTGCCTTTATCCAAGGTGTAAGAAGATTATAAAGAACGGAGCGAGAGGGCTCTGTAATAATCACTATTCTGGGTGGAGTAGAAGAGTGAAAGAGGGTCAAACTACTTGGGAGAAGTTGGAAGAGAAAGGTCTGTGTAAAAAGAAGTTAACTAGAAAGGAACGGAATGAAAGACAACCAATGAAGCACAAGACTTATAAGAGGAGATCTAATGATGGTTATAGGACTGATATTGATCTTGGTTTTTAATAATTAATTAAATATAATATGACTTATAAATTAAAAATGGGGAAGAGTGAAGAAGACTACCAAAAGAGACTCCAGAAGAGGATTACCAGAATAGATAATGCTCCTATATGTCCTGAACCAGGATGTGCGAGTATCGTTGCTTGTAGAGGGTTTTGTAATAAGCATTATAGTAAACATAAAAGAAAAGTTGAGTGGGGATCAGAGACTTGGGAAGGTTTAAAAGAATTGCTTAGCCCCTAAAGTTTGACAAATTAAATAACTCGTATATTATAAAGAGATGGTATTTGTAAAAAAGAAACAATGTACCCCGAAACAAATGGCTTACGCTCGGCAGTTGTTCGGGGCTCAGGGAAGGAATAAGAAGCAGATTGCTTTGGATGTTGGATACTCACCAACAACTGCTAATAGTGTTTCTAGTCATATTGAAAATAAACCTGGTTTTAATAATGCGATGGCAGCTTTAGCGATTGATTCTAATAACTTGGCACTGGCGGCTATGCACGAATTCAAGGCGAGGGGGTTCGAGGACTTCTCTAATAAGGAATTAACAGGGGCTCTTAATGCGATTGGAAGTGCGTGGAGTAAATTTAATGTAGTTCCGAAAGAAGATCCAGGGAATAGGAATAATACTAATAAGTTGCGGACTGTAATTTTACAGAAGATAGAACAGCAAACGATAACTACCCCAGCGGAAACAACGAAGGTTATAGATGTAGAAAAGGAAACAGACTTCTGACTCTACCCCTCATCATAAAAGATGGGGTATTTTTCATACCCCTGACCATTCTGGTTGGGGGTAGAGTGGGAATAAATAAATATATGAAATTAAAACTCCACGATTTTTATAAAAAATTCGATGCTACGCCTAATGTACAACGGTTTCAGGTTTTTAATCCGACCTCGAAACCCATGAGCCTGTTTGTTATATTCCAGCAGTTGACTGTGGTACGGGCACAGAAGAAGTACTTCGAAGAGCGTGAAGCTCATTTATTATCAATAGCGGGGGAGGAGTTTGAAAAATTAGGGAAATAAATGTCAGGAAAACCTAAAAAAGCTTATACAGATTATAAAAATCACAACAATAAAATAGTTGAGTTGTTGACTGATAACCCGGAATTAATTAAGGACCAGACTTGGAGGTTGGCGAATTTGTACTGGATAATTACGAAGGACGGAGATAAACAGGTTTTTACAATGAATAAGGCTCAACGGCACTTTTATAATAATTATTTGAATAAAAAGAAACCGTACCATAGGCATGTGATACTGAAGAGTAGGCAGTTGGGTTTCACGACCTTCATAGATTTGTATATTCTGGACTCTATTCTATTCCAGACGAACAAGGAGGGGATTGTGATTGCTCATAAGGTGGAGGATGCTACGACTATTTTCGATAAGAAGATTGAGTTCGCTATTCGTAATATGGCGGAGGATGTGAAAGGAGCTTTTTTCAAAATTAACCAGAAGTCCTCGAGGAAGATCCAGGTGGTGATAGACTATGGACCGGAGCAGGGTTCCACTTCTTCTATTGCAGTGTCTGTTTCAGGTAGGTCGGGGACTTACCACCTAGTTCATATTTCAGAGTTTGCGAAAATGTGTGCCACCTACCCGAAAAGAGCGGAGGAGGTAGAGCGAGGGACATTCCCGACTGTGCCTTTCGATGGATTTATATTTATAGAAAGTACAGCGGAGGGGATGGCGGGGAGGTTCTTTGAAATGTTCCAGGAAAACTGGTTGGACAGAGAGACTATCACTCCGCAACTTTCACAGGTGCAGTTCTTACCGCACTTCTACAACTGGCAGTACGATGAAATGGAAATGAAGAAAATCTACGAGCCGGTTCCAGTTGAAAAGATGGATATTTGTGAGATTGATTGGGGGTCTTATCAGATAGAACACGACCTGACTGATATTGAAATAACATACTACTATATGAAGTGGTTGCAGTTCGGGGGGAAGAATAGTCCTGATGCTATAAAATCTCTGATGCAGGAGTACCCCACTACCCACGAGGAAGCGTTCTTGTCTACAGGTCAGACGTACTTCTCAACAGCGAAGGTGGCGAAATTGCTAGCGGTGGTTGAAAAAGGACAGAAAGGGGAACTGGGGTACAGGGAGAAGGAGGTAATTTTTAATTCGGTCTCTTCTGGGTCGCTGGAGATATTCAAGATGCCGGAAAAAGGGACGAGGTATATTATAGGTGGGGATACAGCGGAGGGGTTGGCTCATGGGGATGCTCAAGTATTGTATGTAATAAATCACAAGACGGAGGAGTGTGATGCGATCTATAAATCGCAGGTAGCTCCTGATGAACTAGCAACGGAAGCTTACAAACTGGGGAAGTTCTACAACTGGGCTCTGGTGGGAATCGAGGTAAATAAAGATGGGCTGTGGGTAAATGATGCACTGGAAAAGATGGGATATATAAATTTGTACTATAGAAAATCGTTCGATGATATAACACAGAAGATAACAAAGTTCTTCGGGTGGAAGACCACCTCCGCTACACGACCGTTTGCGTTGGCGGCTTTGAAAGCTGTGTTCTTCCGAAAGGATTCAGGGTTTCCGGCACAGATACTGAATGAGATGCTTACGTTTATTCGAAATGCTAAAGGGAAACCGGAAGCGATGGATAAAAAGTTCGATGATGTAATCATGGCTGCGAGTATTGGGTATGCGATTCTTGGAGAGCAGGAAGCTTTTGTGGACGGAGCTGGTTCGGAAGAAGGATTTTCTGTCAGCAAAGCTATGTTCGGAGAGCAGACTGGACAAATGGTTCACTAATCCACAAAAAAACTTGCATTTTAAAACAAGAAGGAACATAATTAGTTCTATAAACTTAATTTTCTAACAAAAATGTCTAAAACTACATTAAAAGGTGACAAAAAAACAATAAACTTCATCGAAGACAAGAAAAAAGAGATGAAGAAGAGTCAGTACAGAGAAAAGTTCGATGCTTTGGCTGCGGAAATTAATCAGAACCTAATGGCTACAGCTGTAAGCTACGGGAATAAGTTGTACGAGAAGAGTGGGTGGGGTTCAATGGTATTTTATAACCAAATGGCTAGCGGAGCCTACGATATAAATGTATATCCTCAGAAGATAACTGATAGGGACCAAAATAACTCTGGGGTTCCAGTTTCTCAGGAACCAATTGCTTTTTCGAAGATAATGATCGCAACCTCAGTTCTTGCAGGGAAACTTCCTGACGGGAAAGTGATAGCTGATGATAAAGTCTACGGGAAAGCTATGTATGAATTATGGAAAAGGAACTGGTCTATGACTGGAGGTAATGGTTCGAACACTTTGATGTTAACTTACCAGAATTTATTTACATACGGCTGGGCGGCTTGGAGAGTTTACCCACGGAGAGTTCAGGTTAAAAGAAATGGAGTTGATAAGATATTATTTGATGATATTTATAGAGAGCCATTGGAATGTACGAGGACCTGGTTGGGGGTTGGATTCAATAACGGAGATGTCTGGTCACAGACTGAGGTCTATTATGAAAAAGATATGCCGAAGGAAGAGTTTTTTGAGATGTACCCAGATGCGACAACAAGAGCTAATAAAAAGAAGCTAGAATATTGTTCTGTTTCAGAAGAGTCTAAAGATGAAAATAATGAGAAAGTTCATACCAGTGTAACCATTGGTTACTACGAGAATGTACTAATGAATAGGTATGTTGTGACTTGTGGAAAAATGAAAATCTACGATGGAGAACTTCCTAACGATGGTTCTCACGGGTCCGTTGTAGTGGCACGATGTTTCATGAAGAACATGAACGACCCTCACGGAGTTGGACTTTACGAAATGATGAGAGGTAATACTGCTATTTTTACATATATAAATTCACTTAACGCACAGCAAGTTGAAGCAGAGATATTCCCATTACTATTTGGAGCTCAAGTTCAGAATGGTTCTGCTACATATAAAAGAGGACCTAACATCGTTAACCCTAAAAATCCTGGTTCAGATATAGATGTTGTGAAAACTTCCGGAAATGTTCAGCAAGGTGTTTTGTTTGGTGACAAACAAAAAGAAGCTATTGAAGAGAATACAGGAGTAAATAATATTGTAGCTGGAACACAGTCAGAAACTACACTTGGTTCTACAGTGATTCTAAAAGAAGCAGCATACAATAGATTAACTCCACCTAAGAATTCAATGGTTACAGGATTGGAAGCAGATGCTCATATTGCGAATACTTGGATGACACAAATTTATCCAGTTGATAAAATCTTTATGATTGATTCTGATGATCAACTTGCAGAGTTCCAAAAACAAAATCCAGATTACTTTGTTGAATCGCAAGAAGTTCTGAATGATGCTGGAATTCCAGTTGGAATGGTAGCTGCTGCTTCTAAGAATTTACGATTGAACTTCGATTTCACATCAGAGGGAAATGTTATGGAGAATGTAGATACTCGTCAGATTTCTTCGAAAGGATTATTTGATGAAATGAAAAATACTGGTCACATGAGTGACTATATAGAATTTATTATTGATCCAGACTCAATGCTCCTACCATCTCTTGAAATTCAGAAGCAAACTTACATGGCTTTGTTCCCAGTAATTACAAATCAAATTACACTTATTTTTTCAATGAGAAATCAGGACCCAGAAGGTGCAGCATCTCAATTGATGGCATTGGAGAAACTTCTTGATATTCAGAACGGAGATATTTATGACTATATTACTAAAGCTGATTACGATGCGATTATGGCGAAGCAACCTTCCGAGATGCAAAAACAAATGCAACAAGAGCAAATGGAACAGGATGCAAAAAATACAGCGATGCAAGATAGGGCAGGTGGTGGAAAAGGAGGTGGAACTACTCCAATGGGACAACAGATGTCTAAAGATGGGGCAGATCCAACACAACCACAAAACCCTAACGAAGTTCCACGACCACAATCACCTATGGGATCAGCTGTTGATGCTTCTGTTGGAAGAGCAGGAGCTCAAGGAGGATTTTTTCCAGGATAAAATATTATGGGATTAAGAGATATATACAGTTCAATAGGAGGAGGAGTTGATAAGGTGAAAGGTTCTCTTTCAAGTTTATTTAGTGATAAAATTTCATATAATAGAGATGAGTATTTGAAATCTCAACCTAAACCAAAAGTTGATTATGAGAAGAAAATAACATCAGTACTTAGACAATTAGAATCTAGCGGTGGGACTGATCCAAATACACCAAGAAATCAACAACGATCATATACTACAGTTCCAGCTAATATGAATGAACAAGCTAGGACAGTTCCGTATGATGTTGGATATGGTGGAGAGTATGGATTAACTCCAGTAGCTCTTGCTACCCTTGCAGGTTCTACAATTAATCAAGAAGCAGATCCATCAACATATACGAAATATGGTAAACCATTAAATCCTGGGATGAGTTCAGAAAATATACAGGAAGAATTAAATACACCAGAAGGAGCGGGGAGATTAGCTTATCAATTTTTTATGTCAAAGAGAATGAATAAAGAAGACTATACACCTCAATCTTTAGCAGATGATTATATAGATTTTTATGTAGGAAAAGGTGGTCCCAGTGATACTCCAGAAAATCGTCAAAGAGCATTAGAGTTTTTTATTAATATAATAGAACAATAATATGGAAAATGAACAAAATTTAAAACAGAAGAAGATAGCTCTTGCTACAAGTGAGCACGCTCCAGTTATTATAGAGCTTATGAAAGATTGTATAACTACAGTTCCAATAATTGCTGATACTGAATGGGAAACAATTGTAAATGCAGTTACATTAGAAGTTCAAAGTACAATGCTTCGAGCAATGGTTGATCATCTTGAAGCGATTAGAAAAGGTTCACTTCATGAAGAAAAATAGTATGAAAAAAGGAAGAGAAATAAAAAAGAAAAATTTTACAGTTCAGATAGGTTACTCACCCAAGGCTATTAAAGATAAGTTAATGAAATTTATTACCAAGAATGGCGATGAGTTTGAAATCAGTTCGGAAGAGATGTCTGCGATGCTTATAGGTGGAGTAAATTCGAATACATTAGAAGCAACGTTTGTAGAGTCCGATAGAATTAGTGTTGTCGAGGTCGGTAGACAACTGGAATGTGTTCTTGATAAGGATATGAAAAAGGGTGAAAAGATAAATATTAATTATAAACATCCGTATCCACTCGAATTTGCACTGATAGAAGAAGCTTATCAGATTGCAAAGGTAGACATGAAAGTACCGAAAGTAGTTTTAACAAAAAAATATATAGATGAGGTCAGATCAAAATTAAAACCTGAGATGACTGACTATATAAGTAAGTTTTACAAATCTTTTAAAAATTTAAAATTAAAATAAAAATATGACATCAGATAATGAAAATGTAGAAGGAACAGTTCCTGTAGAACCAGTTCCTGTAGAACCAGTTCCTGTAGAACCAGTTCCTGTAGAACCAGTTCCTGTAGAACCAGTTCCTGTAGAACCAGTTCCAGCAGAAGAAATTCCAAAGGAAAGTGTTCCTTCATTTCTATAATTTATAAAATTAAAACCTTTATCGGTAGGATAACCGAAATAATATGACAGAAAAAAAAATAGTAGAAAATAAAGTAGTTGTACCGGTTACACCAAAACCAACAGTTGCACCAAAACCAACAGTTAAACCTAAACCAACAGTTGCACCTAAACCAGCAACTACTCCAGAACCAATAAACACACTAGAACCGATAGTTGCACCAGTAGATAAACCGGAAGTAGTTCCAGAAATAAAAGTAGCTTTAATGAATACCTCTGGGAAAGAAGTTAAAAAAGAAGACTATTTCTTTGAGGGAGTTATACTTCCAAGTTTTGAGAAAACCTGTGGAAGAGCTGTAGATAGAGAGGATTTATTGGAAGTTTTTAACAAAGTATTCAAACCAGAAGATAATATTTTGTTTTATAGACAATTAGATAAGGAAGTTTATCTAGTAATTGTTCCAATTAAGTATTCAACATCAATTGGTGAAAATAACAATTCAATTAAAGGAGATTTCCAGAAACACGCTATCTCATTCTTGAATGAAGGCTCAGTTAATTTGGAAGCATTAAGAGGTAAACTAGAAAAAATTCAAGTTTTTGTGAAATACACAGATAGATAGTTGCTTTTATTTTTTATTCAATATACAATTTAATTAACCATCGGTCCCTTTCACGATACGAAAGGATAATAATATGGAAGAAGTTAAAAAAGAAGAAGTTGTAGAAGAAGTGGTAACACCGAAAGTAGAAGATGAATCAGAACTCGATAAAGTTCTTGAAGATTCAATAAATTCGGTAAAAGCTGGAAATGAACTAACTCCTGCAAAGGAGGAAGTCAAGGTTGAAGAGAAGACGGAGGTAACTCCTGAAGCTCCTGTACCAGAGGACCCCAGCACTCCTCCAGTTGTCGAACCAGAAAAGAAAAAAGAAGGCGAATACGATTATCGTATACCAAATAAAGGTAAGTTTGAATCAGACGAATCTTTCGAGAAACGCACAGAACTTATGGATTTGGTGAACAAACGTAAACTCGCTAAAACTGATGAACAAAAAGCTGAGATAACTAAAAATATTCAGACTACTAAGGGTCAATTAAAAAACCTTAATGGTACTGATAAATTTATCAACCCACTCAATGAAAAGAGTGAGGTAGATCCCGAAAAGAAGCTAGAAGAAGATCCAGCTTTGAAAGCTGATAAGGAACGGTTTAAAGAACTAGGTGGTGCGACTAAGGAGGATATTGAAGAGATAGTCCAGAAACGACAACTAGCTAGTGAAGTTAAATCAACCCTTAATACTTTCGTTGATAGGCATGTTGAACTTAAAGATGAAGACGCCCGTGAAGTATTTTTCGATTTCGTTGATTCCAACTACAATTGGCAAAACAAGAGTGGGAAAGAATTAATGACAGTCTTAGAACTTGCTCGTGAAAGCATGTTCAAGCCTTCAGAAACTATTACCGAAAGAGTATTAAAAGGTGCAGATGTTCAGAATAAAGTTAATGCTATGCAGTTCCCAGGTGGGACAGTAGCGGAGACTACGTATTCACCAGAAATGCAGAAATCTATTGATGAGATGAAAGCAACTGGTCTTTCAGAAGAAAAAGCTATCGAACTTCTTACTGACGATGATTAAGGAACTACCTTAATCCAAATATTTTTTATGACAGCAATAAAACAGGCTACTATAAAGAATACACGCCAACTTAGAGAAACTGACAAAGCAACAGGAACAGTTACAGTGTTAGGAGAGATCCTAGCTCAAACAGCTGGTCTTGCTGTAGCAGCCGACAACGGAACCGTTGTGGCTGATTTGTTAGGTGTATGTAACGAAAGTATCGTTGCAGCTGATGCAGATTTACGTGTTACTTATATAGTCCCAACTGACGAAGATACTTATATCTTCCCAGTAACCAATAAC